TATCTATATCGCAAGAACAATCCAATGGCTCCATCTGGTGGATTGAGCGAGGCTGGAGAAGGCGTTGCTCGCAAAACGTATGATCGACTCAAGCAAGAAGGATATGTTGGCGCTACCGAAAGCGGATCTGGGCCAACGCTCATGGATCGAGCTTCAGGGGCTGCTGCCACAGTCGGAGATATCGCCAACCAGACTTGGGATGAGATGAGCCTCCTGGACAAAGCTGCCTTGGTTACTTCTCCAATACCATTTGTCGGAGCAGGGACTGGCATAGCGGCTGACGTTATGAATATGGTCAATAATCCAGAAGAGCGCACGTTCCTAAACGCCGCCCTTCTAGCTTCCAACTTCATCCCAGGCAATAAGATCGCTGGAGCAGGAATGGCAATGGTTGACGCAGGAAAGCGAGGCGCTGAGAAGATTGTCGATACATTCACCAATGTTCCTGATGCAGCAAAGCCTAGGATCGTTGATGGATTGGCAGAGATTAACTCTAGAATTAAGGCGCTCGAGGGCAAAGATGACAGCCTGAGATCGCCTAGCCAGAGGCGTGATACGCGCTATCGCCCAGGGGCAAACCTGTCAGATTCTGAATTACAAGAGTACAATGCGCTTGTAGATGCTAAATCGAAGGTCTCAGTGGCTGGCAGAACAGGAGAGCCTCCGGAGAAAATTACGGAGATCCTGGAAGGAAAGCCATTCTCTGAGATGAAGAGCAGCGGCTCTGTGCGCCAAGCTAGAACGCCAACTGAAGATTTCCAGGCGGTGAGCAAGGGTGAGATGCCAGCAGCAGACTTCAACTTCCAGGGCGTTGATGAGATCAATGGCTTGAGTTATGAGGCTGGAGATTTTACGGATGCGCTCGAAGCCAAAGGGCTTTATGTATTTGATGACAGGATGGGGACAGTCATCGCGGGCAAATCGAAAGCTGATGTAGATGCTTTGAGGAATGCCCAAACGCCATATGATTATGGCAAGGCATATGGATATTCGGATGACGATATCGCTGCCTTTTACTCCAGGAGAAGGGGTGGCATGGATGACATTGCTGAGCAAGAATTTAAGCAAGACCGAATGAGGTTTAGAAGTGGCGATAACTAATTTCACAAATCTGAAATCAACGATCAGCGATTTCTTAAACCGCGACGATCTTGATTCGGTGATCCCGACCTTCATCCAGCTTGCTGAGGCTCAGATGAATCGGGACATCCGTCATTGGGAGATGGAAGCTCGAGTATCTGGGCAGCAATCCCAGGGCGATCAGTTCATGCAGCTCCCAGCAGATTGGCTCGAGACAATCCGGTTAATTCTTACTGGCAGCGGAACATCAGTAGTGCAGCTCATCAGCTTGTCCGGAATGGCAGATCGAAGAGCGAAGGCAGAAGACCAGGCTGGGACTCCCGAATTCTATTGCCATGTGCGAGGAGAGTTCGAGCTGTATCCAACCCCTTCAGAAGACACTGATTTTGAATTGCTCTATTACCAGAAGATCAGCTCCCTGGGGGATAGCAATGCAAGCAACTGGCTGCTCGAAATGGCTCCAGACGCTTATCTTTATGGCTCATTGATGCACTCAGCTCCTTATCTCCAGGAGGATGCTCGGGTGGCAGTATGGGCACAAATGTATTCTGCTGCTGTGCAGAATCTGAATGCACAATCCGAAAGGGTTAAGAATTCAGGCACTGGAATCAGACTCAACATTAGAGGACTTGGATAATGTCATTCACAAATTTCTTGGAAACAGAGATCCTGGATCATGTATTTGGCGGCAACGCTTATTCAGCTCCAGGCACTCTTTATGTCGCTTTGTTCACCGCTGTGAGCGATGGAGAGGCAGGAACTGTCACAGAGGTTTCTGGCGGTGGCTATGCTCGCCAGTCAGCGGCATTCACTGTTTCTGGCAATACGGCATCAAACAGCGCATCAATCGAATATCCAACAGCAACTGCTTCCTATGGAACCGTCACTCATGTTGGGATCTACGATGCATCAACTGGTGGTAACCTGATGGCTTATGCTTCTCTAACAGCTTCTAAGGCAATCGACACTGGCGATGTATTCCGCATCCCAACTGGCGACTTAGATATTACGCTGGATTGATAAATGCCTGTTGTTCGAGGTGGATACGGCTACGGTTTATATAACGTAGGCGATTATGGAACTGAGGGGTCTGTTAAAGATGCCTTGGCTTCCATTACATCAACGTCCACGGCAGCAGCATCTGGCGGTAGGAGCCTGGAGTCAACAGCGTCCCTTGCTGCATCATCATCATTTAGCTCATCAGAAGCTCTAAGGGTTAGAGAAACAGATGGTTCAATTACTGGATTAGCGGTAATCACATCTTCTGGTGAAGCAATCATCATTGAGCGATCTGACAAGCTCCCTTGGGGTGCTGGGGCGTATGGTTATAACAGATACGATCTGAATGACCTCCAAACAATCGTCTCTGTAACATCAGTCCTTACTGTCGCTAATGGAGACCGAATCCGCCCAGGCGATGCATCAATATCTGCAACATCTGGTGAAGCATCATCGGCAGAGATTGTCAAACTTGGATCGGCTGAAATTTCTGCTTCAGGAAGCGCAGCTGCGACTGCTGTTTATACAATCAAGGGTGAGGCCACTGCAACGTCCGAAAGCACAGTTTCTGTGTCTGTTATCAGGCGTATGGTAGGCAGTGCATCTGCATCTGGCACGAGCGGCACGTTAAGCATTGCCCGTGAGAAATGGGAGCCTATTAGCGTTGGCTCACAATCCTGGGATACAATATCTGAAACATCAATTACTTGGTCAAATGTCGCTTAGAGGATTTACTAATGGCTGATACCACAACAACCAACTACTCGCTGACTAAACCAGAGGTTGGAGCCAGTGAGGACACTTGGGGAACCAAGATCAATACGAACCTCGATACCGTGGACTCAACGCTCAAGGCGATCAGTGATGTCGCTGATGCTGCTTTCGACACAGCGGGTACTGGTCTCACGTCATCTGGCACTACGGTGAGCTTGGACGTAGATGGCCTGACTACTGAGGCATCAATCGAGTCAACTGATACCGTTGTCGTTTATGACGTATCAGCGGGTGCGTTGCGTAAGGCTACAATCTCTAACGCAGCACTGGTTGGCCCGACTGGCCCTGCTGGTGCAGATGGTGCAGATGGTCCAACAGGCCCGACTGGCCCAACTGGCCCAACTGGCCCTACCGGCCCTGCGGGGCCAACAAATACAGGCTACGATCAGGTGAATACATATATCAATGGATACCGCACCAATGGCGGCACAGGCGCGGGAACTCCCTATGCTGCTTCTGTATTAAAAAGCTCTAATTTTGATGGTCAGGATGGTCAGGCACAGTTAACTGGCACCTGGAGATCAATGTTTGCAACGCCATCTGCGGGGCAGGGCGGATTGTTTGTGAGGATTTCATAATGCAAAGAACGATTATTGCTGTGCAGAATTTGAAATGGGCTGATTACGATCAGACAAAGATTGATATGGAAGTCAATTTCCAAGAGCTTGATGAGGGGTTTGTGCCGTTCACAGCAGCTCCGACTGATGATTTTAGCCATACAGTCACCCTTTATAACAATGCCGTCAACGGAGATTACGGGCCAATAGCGGCATATACCCCTCCTGCAAACATCACTGGTGATGAGGCAATGGCAATGCTGAGGGCGGAAAGAAACCAAGCTCTGGCTGATACTGATTACATTGAAATGCCAACAAAATGGGCAACGCTGACAGCGGATCAACAATCAGCATGGTCAACGTATCGCAATGCGTTGCGCGATCTTCCCGCTGATTATCCAAATGCTTCTTATGTTTATGACGCTCAAGGGAATGGCTCTTGGTCTAACGTGACTTGGCCGACACAACCATAAATAACTAATCAAAGCGGGGGGACGAATGGTTAGGCAAAACTGGCAGATGTTTGTTGCAGGGATCAATCACGATCTCTGCGATAGCATCGTACAGAATTTCTTAAAACTTCCAGAACAACAAGCAAAGACATATAACGATGACCCGTCTTACAGGAAGTCAAAAGTCCGGTGGGTGAATGGCGAGATCAATCTCAAGAATCATTTGATGCAATATGTGAATGAGGCTAATGCCAGAGCCTTCCATGTAGAGATTGCTCAATGCATTACAGAGCTTCAATTCACCGAATACGATTCTAAATATCAAGGTGAGTATAAGTTGCACCATGATATCGATTGGCAAGCTGACACATTTCATGACAGAAAATTATCAATAATCGTTCAGCTATCTGATCCAAATTTGTATCAAGGTGGGGATTTTGAGTTTGCAGAGGTTCAGAATCCTGAAAGCAAGGATTTGAGAGCTAAAGGCACAGTATTGGTGTTCCCGTCTTACCTTCATCATCTGGTGCGTCCAGTCACATCTGGGATGAGGTACTCACTTGTTTCATGGGTTTGGGGGCCGCGATGGAAATAATCCATCAGTGGCAGGATGGGCCTGAGCTTCTTTTTGCTAAATGCGATGGCAGCCTGGCATTTCAAGAATTGAAGACCCTAGAACCAATCTTGAACGAGCCAGAAAAAACGGGGACAGCCACTGATCAAGATGGAAATGCTAAGAAAAATAACAGAGGCATATTCTTTAACGAAATATTCTCTCCTGTTTACGCAGAATGCTCTCCAACAAGCAAGTTGCTTGAACAATTCATAAAAGAAGCGCAGAAGAAAGAGTTTACGCCTAGCAGCGTTTTCCAGGGCCTTTATACGATCAAAGGCTTTGATTTGTTGTTCAGTGCTTACAGAGACGGGGATTATTATAAAGCGCACAGAGATACAGCAAAGCTGACAGTCCTCTTGTGGATTGGAGAAAAAGACTTTGATGGTGGAGACTTAATCTTGCCCGATTTTGATTACATGATCCCATACAGACCAAATCAGCTAGTAATGTTCCCATCTCATTATCGGCATGAGGTTACGAAGATAAGCACTAAATCAAATGGCTTTGTCAGATATTGCGCTACTGGATTTATACATTGATGCAAGTTATTGATAATTTTTTACCGGAAGATGACTTTTTGGCTCTGCAATCAGCAGTCCTAAGTGAAAAGATGCAATGGTATTTTGCGCCATGCGTAGGCATTGAAGGGGTGAACAATTCAGAAGGGCATTACACCCATAATATTTTTGTGGATGGAGTCATCAATGATGTCGTTTTGTTTCATTTCATTATTAATATGCTGAAGCCTAAAAATATTGGTGAGCATATATGGAGGATGCGACTCATCTCATTCTCAAAAACAAGCGAAATAATCCATCATGAAACGCACCAAGATGCACCGCTTTCTCACACTGGCTTGTTGATTTACATGAATACGAACAATGGGTTCACCAATCATGACAGTGGAGAGCAAATAAAGTCTGTTGAAAACAGGGCGTTAATACACGATCCAAGCAAGCCACATAACAGCACTACTTGCACAGATGCACAGCGCAGGGTTGTACTCACAATTAACTATTTGTGAGATACTGTGCGAGTGCATTTATCAACTGAGGCGATGATATGCCGCTGATTCCAATTAAATTACCTCCTGGCGTTTATCGAGTCGGCACTGACTTTGAAGGCTCAAATCGGTGGCGTGACGCTAACTTGGTGCGGTGGCATCAAGGATCAATGCGTCCGGTTGGCGGATGGCGTGAAAAAGCAGATGCCTCATCAGCGATCACAGCGGCTCCACGGGCAATGCACATCTGGGTTGATAACACTCAGAATGCAAACACCGCATTAGGCACAGCCAATGAGCTTGTCTACGTTGCGGCATCAGGAACAGCGACAGATATCACTCCCTCTGGATTCACGACTGGCGATGAAGATGCTGCAATCAACTATGCATTTGGCGGCTCATTCTACGGCTCTGGATTGTATGGCGTTCGCAGGGAAGGCTCTCAGCAATTCCAAGAGGCCGATACATGGTCACTGGATAACTGGGGCGAGTATCTTGTTGGATGCGCGACATCCGATGGCAAGCTTTATGAATGGCAGGGCGACACAGCGACTCCTGCTGCGCAAATAAGCAATTCCCCCACTAGCTGCAAAGGATTGTTAGTTACTGAAGAGAGGTTCATTTTTGCTCTCCAGGCTAATGGCAATCCACGCAGGGTTGCCTGGTGTGATCGAGAAGACAATACGACTTGGACTGCTGCTGCGACTAACGAGGCTGGTGAAATCGAGCTACAGACGCATGGCGAGATCATGTGTGCTGCCCGTATGCGGGGCAGAAGCATCATTGTGACCAACGTAGATGCCCATATAGCGACTTACCAAGGCCCGCCATACGTTTATGGCTTTGAGCGCGTTGGAACGGCTTGTGGGGCTGTATCGCGTAAATCACTGGTCGCAATCGATCAGGGTGCATTCTGGATGGGGCGTGAATCGTTCTACATGTTTGACGGCTCGACAGCCAAGCAGATGTCTTGTGAAGTCCAGGATTATGTCTTTGAGGATATGAACGCCAACCAGCATTCAAAGGTTCATGCTGTTCACAATAGTGAATATGGCGAGATCTGGTGGTTTTACCCATCGAATGGCAGCACTGAATGTGATCGCTATGTCTCTTACGATTATCTCGAAAACCATTGGGAGATCGGTCAGATTGATAGAACAGCAGGAGCTGACCAAGGTGTCTTTGCTGAGCCACAGTGGGTTGATGCAACAGGCGTGATCTACGAGCATGAGATCCACGGCATTGGTCATGGCTCATATACGCCATATGCTGAGTCTGGGCCGATCAGCCTAGGCAATGGCGACACAGTCATGAAGGTCAACCAACTGATCCCTGACGAAGAGACCCAGGGCGAGGTCAACGTATCATTCAAGACTCGGTTCCATCCAAATGACACAGAGCGCACATACGGGCCATATGATACAGCGAATCCAACAAGCCTCCGATTCACGGGAAGGCAAGTAAGGCTGCGCGTTGAATCGACAGGCAACCAAGATTGGCGCGTGGGTGTCATGCGGATCAATGCAGAGGCCGGTGGTAGACGATGAGTTGGCTGCCGCCCCCTCCTCACGGCAACAACTGGTCAGATTGGGGTGAGCGTCTTAATTCGTATCTTGTTCAGACCAAGGATCGATTACGCCAATTAACCACTGGAGAGACAGCCGCTGAAGATGGCATCTTGATGTGGGATCGCTCTGGTGAGTATCCAGTTGTGTCGAAGAATGGCGAGTTTCGACAGATTGTTTTGGCTGACGGGTACGGTTTTCTTTATAACAATTCCGACATCGTAGCCACAGCAAGCAACACAGCAGAGGCTATCGACTTCACCATTGGCTCTGGCTCTGGGCTGACCATTGGCACATCACCGAATGAGTCACGCATCTACTTTACAGAGGGCGGTGAATATTGGCTGTCGTTTACGGCACAGGTTTACTCAACAAACTCATCAGCGCAGACGTTTTACTTTTGGCCTAAGATCAACGGCACTGATGTTCCACTTGGTGCGATGCAAGCAACACTTACATCAAATGGTCAGGCTAAGCCTATTACCAAGGCGGCTGTGTTTAACGTGAACTCAGGTGATTATCTTGAGGCGATGTGGGCTGTATCTGATCACACAAAGGGATCGCTAGAGGCGTTTGCAGCGACAGCGTTTGCACCAGCCTCCCCATCAGTCACTCTTTCTATTACAAGGATTAGTGGATGAGCGCTCAGCCAAAAGACTTTTTGATGGATCAGCTCCTGCAATGCAGATCCTGGATTGAGGACGCCTTGGCTTATTCAGGCGATACGCATGATTTCAAAGATATCGTGGATGGCGTTCTCTCAGGGCATATGCAGCTGTGGGTCGGGAAAGAAGGATGCGCGATCACAGAGATCGTCCGATTCCCGAAGAAGAAAGTTCTCCATGTGTTTTTGGCAGCGGGAGAAATGGGTCAGATTGTGGATTTCCAGCAATCTGCGGTAGAATTTGCAAAACAGAACGGATGCGATGCTTTGACATTAGCGGGTCGCACTGGCTGGAAACGGGTTCTTAAAGACCACGGCTGGAAAGAACAGCACGTGGCGCTAATCAAGGAGTTTGAATTATGAGTGGCGGCGGCAAGGGCGGAAGCCAAACATCAGCAACGGAGATTCCTGATTGGGTCAAAGACCCTTCAATCAGAAACATCGCTCGAGCAGAACAGGCTCAGCAACTGGGATATACCCCGTTCTATGGGCTGGATGTTGCAGCTCCTAATGAGGCTCAGCGCGCAGCAGCTCAGATGAATATCGGGACGGCCCAGGCGTTTGGAATGATGCCCTCTGGCTACGAAAACATGACTGCGTTCTCTGGAATGCCTGAAACTCAAACGATTGGAGGGGTGACAGGATACTCATCATCTCCCCAATATGAAGCAGCGGTTGCAGCGGCTCAAGCAGCTGATCCTCAGCAAGCTGAAATCTATAACGCATTGTTCGGTAGAAAGGTGTAATCATGGCTGGTTCAGCATCAGGCGGAGTACCCGTCAATCCAATGCAGCAAGCGGCAGGAGCGCAACAGGGCGCACTTGCAGGGACAGTCACTGGCCTCGCATTTGATCCAGGCACAATCATTGGCTCAGATATCGGCCAATACCAGAATCCATATACGCAGCAAGTTATTGATGCTACTCAGGCAGATATTCTCCGTGGCGCTCAGCAAGGGATTAACGCCCTGGACTATCAGGCTGGCAGAGCTGGAGCATTTGGCGGATCGCGTCATGGCGTAGCTCTAGGCGAATTGGGGACAGGTGTTGCTCAGCAATTAGCGCAGACCTCAGCGGCTCAGCGTCAGGCAGGATTCCAATCAGCTCAGCAAATGGCTCAGCAAGACATTCAGAATCGGGCGGCAGCTCAAGCTGCAAGAATGGGAGCTGCGGGGCAGCTTGCAGGATTAGGCCAGCAGTCATTTGGATATGGCTCTGCAATCCAGCAACAGATGGCAGCTCAAGGCCAACAGCAACAGGCTATGGAGCAAGCGCTCATCGATGCAGCCAAAGCTCAATTTGCAGGATATACAGGCGCTCCACAAACAGGGTTGGGATATGTATCTCAAGCATTGGGCGCGACTACTGTTCCGACATCTACCACCCAGACGAAGACTCCAGGCTTATTTGATTATCTCACTCTGGCGGCATCAGCCTCAGATGAAACGCTGAAGGCTGACATTAAGCTGATCGGAAGGCTCAAGAATGGCATCGAGCTGTTCTCTTGGAAGTGGAATGAGAAAGCTGAATTCCTTGGGGTTTCAGGTGAGACTCAAGGGGTTATTGCTCAGCGCATTCAGGAAATAATTCCAGAGGCTGTATTGCGTCATTCAGATGGTTATCTGATGGTTGATTATTCTCATCCTGAGTTAGCGGGTGCGCGGTAATGGCTGGAGTTCTCGATGCTGTCAAAGCAATGCAAGTTGCTGAGAATCAACAGCGAGCGAGAGAGGCGAGAAAGCAAAGAGAATCTGCTTACAATCAAGCATTGTCTGCTAACAAGGCGTTAGGCGTTGCGAGCTTAGCAGCTCCCCCAGGAATAGGCAGCGCAGCCATTGCAGGAATGAATCTTCTGAATGACCGGAAGATCTCTCAGATGGAAGAGGAAGACCCTACATTAGTTGGAGGGCGGAGCAGGAACAGATATTCAACAGTCGGACAGGTTCTGTTTGGATATGGATATCAAGATACGCCTCAAAACCCTGCCCCATCAGTTTGGCAGAGATTAGGAAATGCCCTTGGTGGCGATGGGCCAGCTCCTCCTCAAATCACTGACCTTAGGGGCGTTACTTGGCAAAGAGATGGCGGTAATAACGATTCTGGGCAGAGAAATTCTCAGAATTTCAATCAAGATCGCTCAATAGGTCGTGAAAGCATGGTTGATGATACAGACAGATCGGGATACGCATAATGGACTTTTTAGGAATATTAGATCTTGTAAATAAGATGGGCGAAGCAAAGCGGATCGGATCTGAGATGATTGAGCCAGCTTCACAGATGATGGATCAGGCGAAGTTCAAGATCGCAGACACTCTTGGTTATACCAATGAGATGGTTGATGATGACGATGCCAGCATTTACAAGAAGGTCGATGAGAAGGCTTTCCAGAACGCTCGAGAGAACTTCAGAGATACCGCTGCCTCATTAGCTAAATTTGACCCAATGAAGCCAGGGGTTGTCCAGGCAAGTCCAGTGGCTCCAATGCAGCAAGTGCCGATGAATCAAGCTTACTCTCCTGTGAATTACGGGCAGATGCCAGCTCAAGGGATGTTCGGCCAACAGCCAACATATGAGCAGTTATTGAAGGCTCTTCAGAGTCGCGGATATTGAGGACAGAACAGTGGCTTTAGGTGATCGCGCAGCGGGCCTCCTGGATTTATTCGGGAATGCATACGACGAGTTTATGAACAAGGATAAGCCGAAGCCTCCTATGATGGGCGGTCTTGGGCCAGTCACTCCAGAATTTGCAGCAGCGAATCAGGGCGATATGCCGATCCTTGATGAATTCGGGCCGCAAACCCGCGTTCCCATGCTTATGGAAGGCCAAGTCCCAAGGACTCCAACCCAAAGAGGGATTCCAATTGGATCTGAGGTAGCCCCATCTCCAATTCAAGCAAGGGCAGTTATGCCATCAGGGGGAGAATCTCCCGAAGTGTATGCGTCTAATATGCGTGCCCCTTCAGCTTCTGATATCGATATGCGAAATCTTGTAAGTAAGGCTGAAGATGCATCGAGGGTCGTCCAGCAAATCCAAGCAAACCCAGAGATTGAGAGACAGCCTGGATTCATGGATGCCGTCAAAGGTTACTTTGGCAATCGTGAAAACATGATCCGTCTCGCTATGGGATTTAACTCAATGCGGTTGAACCCAGATGCAGCTCTCACTGCTTCATTGGCGGCAGAGCTGAAAGATGTTCGCGCTACAAGAAGGGCATCGACTCAGGCTAACCAGACTGCTGCTCGATTGAGAGCGCAGGGAACTCCAGAGGCTATCAGGGCGGCAAATATGATTGATGCCAACCCTACCTATGCCAAAGAGATTTTTGCCCAGTATCTGAAGGATCAACAGCGCGGAGGCATAACTTATACCAAGGAGCAACTTGGAGAGGTTGGCTCATTGCGCGATGATCTACGCAAAGATCTTGAGACATTCACTGATGTTCAAGATTCATGGGAGCGTATTAGCACGTTATATACGAATCCAGGAGCTGTTGGTGATTATGCGTTAGCGGTTGCCTTTGCAAAAATCCTCGATCCAGGCTCGGTGGCGAAAGAAGGCGAAGTTGCAGCGGTGCAGCGCTCTGGAGCTATAACTCAGTCACTGAAGCAGTCTCTCCTCAATGCAATCGACGGCAAAGGATCTCTGCCTCCAGAAATGCGTAATGAGATTCTCAATCTCTCTGCAAGGTTCTACGGCAAACAGCTTGATAAAGCGAACGCTACCATTGGCCGCTATGAGAAAACAGCTCAGAAGTCAGGAATCAGCCTTGAAGACATCTTGATGATTAACCGCCCTGGCGATTCGGCAAATCTGCCTCAAGCAGTAAAAGGCACGACAGCTCATCCAGGAAATGCCTGGACTCCCGTTGATCGCTGGAAACTCCTGACCAATAAGCAACAGGAAATGTATCTGAATATGCCTGAAGATAAGCAGCGTAAATTCTGGGAGATTTAAGAATGAATGCACAAGACAAATTCCTAGAAGAGAACCAGCCAAAGGTCGAATCACAGAAGCTCAGAGCTGCCGCAAGCGGTCTGTTCATGGGATGGGCTGATGAGCTAGAAGCTGGCGCTCGAGCATTGCTGCTTGAGGATCGTCCATACGAAGAAATCCGCGATGAGATCAGAGGCCAAGTCAAAGCATACCAAGAGGCCAACCCAGGCGAATCATTCACATTTGAAGCGTTGGGTGCAGCTGCTCCCACTGCATTGATGCTCTTAGTGCCTGGAGGACAGGCGGCTGGCGCTGCTAATGTTACTCGCCTCGCAGGATCAGTAAGATCTTTGGTAGCTCAAGGGGCTAAAGAGGGTGCAGTCACCGGAGCTGGAGAGTCAGAAGCTGATTCGTTGCTTGGAGTTGCTGGAGACACTGCGACAGGATCTTTAGCTGGAGCTGTCATTTCTCCTGTTGTAGGCACAGGAGCTGAGAAGGCTCTCAATCTTACGTCTAGGCTTTCAAGCGCCCTGCGTCAATTTGGCGGTAGACCTTCTGATGCAGCGATGGCTGAGATTGACCGTTTAGCACGAGGCACTGGCAAAAGCAGAGATGAGATCATCCAAGACATTATGGATGGAAGGATCGTTGCAGAGAACCAAACTCTCGCTGCGACAGTCAGAGCTATGAGATCAAAAGGGCCAGATGAAGCAGGGAAGACTGGGGCGCTGATTGATCGAGGATTGCGAGGCAGAGCTGAGGCAACTGCTGAAAGAGCGAGAGAGGCATCTGAACGCGCTCTATTCCCTGGAGCAAATGCAAGAAACGTCTTTGAAGTATTCAATGAGGCTGACGCTGTATTGAAGCGAGCTGAGAGGAGAGGCTATCAAGATGTGTTCCGGGCTAATCAAACAGTCGATGATGGAACAGCTTCTGCATTTGAAAAACTTGCTCAGCGCTTCCCGAATCTGACAAAAGAGCTTGATGAATATTATAGAGAGAACAATCTGGTTCCTTTATTCAAGCAAGGCGAGGGCGGAGCTTTGGAGATGGTTCGCATTCCAAGCCTCCAGGACAGCGAAGTCTTTTATCGATTGATGCGTGATGAAGCAGATGCTCGATGGGCAGCAGGAAAAGGCCAAACAGCAGAGCCTCTCTCTAATGCAGTCGCGTCATGGAAGCGGATGCTTGATATCAAATTCCCTGAATTGAAGCAGGTGCGGATTGATTCGGCTCAGCGATTCACTGGGAAGAAAGCATTCAACGAAGGTCGCAAAGCATTCGGTGGCGACACAGAAATGAAGATGTTTGAGTTTGATCAGCTTGGCGCAGAGGCTCAACAGGCATATAGAGCTGGGATGCTCGCAGCCTGGAAGAATAAGATGCGGGTCAGTGGTACAGCCGCTGCTCGAGGAGCTGACGTAACAAAGAAAGAAGGCGCGATGCTCAAGCACGTCCTGGGGGATGACTTTGAAAACATCCTCAAGAAAGAGCTGGAGATTGCTGGTGAAGCAGCCGAAGCGGTCAATCGAGTCCTTTATGGCTCAGCGACAGCCCCTCAATTAGCGGCAGAAAAAGCAGTTGGGACTGGGCAATTCTCAAGAGCTGATATCGTAGGAGCTTATGGTGGTGATCCTATTACGATCGCTGCTGCAATCGGAAAGCTCCTGGCATCGGAAGAGCCCTCTCTGCAACCAAAAGATTATGAGGCTGTTACAAAGTTCTTGATGAGCGAAGATCCTGATTTCGTCGCGGGTATGCTGAATGACACCGTTGCGTATGGCGTAGCAGCGGATAGAATCAAGAGAGCAATAGCAACAGTTGGCGAAGCTGGCAGAGCAGCTGCGACTGTTACTGGATCTGGTGGAACGTCTCAGGCTATCAGTCCTGGAACCCAGAGCTTGATTGATATGGCAACCGGAGGGATGGCCCCATGAATAAAGAACCTATGGATAACGGCCAGATTGAGTCGATTGCCCGCACAGCTATCACAACAGCTTTTGATTTTAATGAATCAGAGATCGCTGAAGATCGGATCAAAGCTCAGCGTTATTACAATGGCGATGTAGATATCGGTAACGAAGAGGGGCGCTCTCAAGTCGTTGCAACAAAGGTTCGGGATACCATCCGCCAGATCAAGCCAAGCCTGATGCGGATCTTCTTATCTAATGAGAATTACGTTGAATATGTGCCAAAGGACGCCAGCCAGGTTGCAGCAGCCGAAGTTGCTACCCGCTATATCCACGGCAAATTTGAAGAGAACAATGGCTATCGCGTTCTCTCAGATGCTTTTCATGACGCCCTGCTGAAGAAGGCTGGGATCATCAAAGTCTATTGGGCTGAAGATGAGAAATCTGAGATCCACGATTTGACCAATCTGACAGATGATGAGCTGACTGTTATCGCTGAAGATGACTCCATCATGATCCTCGAGCAAGAGACAGAGATGGAGATCACCATCGATGAATTCGGTGCAGAGATGAGCAGCCCTGTCCATGAGGTCAAGATCCTCAAGAAGAACAAGTTTGGCTCTCTGAAAGTCGAATCGATCCCTCCTGAAGAGTTCTTTGTAAACCGCGAAGCGATGTCGATTGATGATTGCTACGCTTGCGGCCATCGCACAGAAATGCGGGTCGGAGATCTTGTCGAAATGGGATATGACTTTGATGAAGTCTCGCAGCTCACAGGTATCTCTTATAACGACACCATGACCGAAGCTGAGCAATTCGAGCGCAGGGGTTATGACACCATGCAGGATGATGAGAGCGAGCTTGATCCATCAATGAAGCTGGTCGCTGTCACAGAATGCTACATGAAGATCGATGTGCAGAATGTCGGCATTCCCCAGCTCTATCGCTTGACTCTCGGTGGAGGCGATTATCAGCTCCTAGATTATGAAGCTGTGACTGATATCCCATTTGCTATCTTTGAATGCGATCCAGAGCCTCATACGTTTTACGGCAATTCAGTGGCTGATCTCATCATCAATGATCAGGATGCAGCGACAGCGATGCTTCGAGGCGTCCTAGATAACATCGCAATGACAAACTCTCCTCGCTTATCGATGGTTGAGGGTCAGGTGAATATCGATGATCTTCTGAATAATGAGATCGGTGGGATCGTTCGGATGCGTCAGCCTGGGGCTGTCCAGGAGCTGAGCGTTCCATTCATTGCGGGCCAGACCCTTGGCGCTCTGGAATATTATGATCAGACAATCGAGCAGAAAACTGGCATCTCTCGAGCTGCAAATGGCCTCGATCCAAATGCCCTCCAGAACAATACAGCGACAGCGGTTGCTGCAACGATGGCAGCTGGTCAGCAGCAAATTGAAGTGATCGCTCGAAATCTTGCAGAGGGCGGCATGACTCGAATGTTCCGCTTGATGCTCGATGCAGTGATCCAGCACAGCCCAGATGAAGAGATGTTTAAGATCTCAGGCCAATACGTCCCAATCGATCCAAGATCATGGGATAGCGCCATGCGCGTATCGGTCAATGTCGGATTAGGGACAGGCAAAGATGAACAAAAGGCAGCGTCCCTGATGAGCACCCTCCAGACACAAATGCAGATTATCCAAAGCTATGGAATGCAGAATGGCCTTGTCGGATTGACTAATATCCGGAATACCCTCGCTGATATCCTGGCTCTAGGCGGAATCAGGAACTCTGATCGTTATTACGCTCCAATGAATCCTCAGATCGAGCAGCAAGTGATGATGATGCAGCAGCAAATGGCAGCGCAGAAGCAAGATCCAAACGCAGCTCTCGCTCAAGCTCAGATCCAGGCGGAGACAATTCGGGCTCAGGCTAAGGCTCAATCTGATATGGCGAAGATTCAGCTTGATGCTCAGAAGGCTCTTGCAGCCGATGACAGAGAGCGTGATCAGATGGATCAGGATCTGCTGATTAAGGCGGCTGAGATGGCTGGCAAATATGGAACAGCGGTTGATGTAGCGCAGATCAAAGCTCTCCAGGATCAGCCTCGATTCCCTGACGTTGCTCCAGCTCAAGCCGTTGGACAGGCGAGATATTGATGGAAGGCGTAAAAGATAAAGCGCTGCGATATCGCAATCTGCACAAAGATATGACTTTCAATGAAGTGATGGATCGGGTGAAGATCGATCAGACAAGGATCTTTCTCGACCCCGCTTCAACCGATGATGAACTTGTGAGAGCTAGATCCACAGTGTTAGCATTAGAGGCAATAGAGGCCGTGTTCTCAGAGGTTTTTAACCAAGAAGCGGTATTTGATAGAAAAAACAACTAAAGGGGACTCAGTACCGTGAATGCGACTGAACCGATGAATGTTGACCAGGCTGTCGATTTATTAGTGCAGCCAGAAATTGAAGAATCCCAGCCAGCGGTTGAAGCTGAAGCTGATGTAGAGATCGAGCAACCTGAACAGGACTCGATTGTTGAAGCAGAAGCAGATGATGATGCCGAAGGCTATGCTGAAGAAGAATCTGAAGTCGATGAAGGCGAAGAGCTGGATTTGGAAGAAGAGGAATCTGAAGCAGAGGACGACGATGACGAACTAGAAGACGATGAGTCGGAAGAGACCGAAAATGAACTCCACACCGTCAAGGTGAACGGAGTCGAAGAGCAGGTATCTCTAGAAGATCTCAAACGTGGTTACAGTGGTCAGAAGTATGTCCAGATCGGTATGCAAGAAGCTGCGAAACAGCGGAAGGCTGCCGAAGAGGTGTATAGCACCTTGCTGCAACAAACGCAGCAGCTTGAGAATCTGATTGGCAATGTTCAATCAGGAGGACTAACTCCACCAGTGGAGCCAAGTCGGGAGGTTTTTGAATCCGATCCTGTTAAATATATGGAACAGAAGATGGATTATGACGAAAAGCTCCAGGCGTATCAGCAGAATGTGACTGCAATACAGGCTCAGCGAGATCAGCAAGCGAAAGCTGTTGAGATTGCACGACAAGCCTATGCAACGCAGGAAGCTGCAAAACTGAAGAAGCTGATTCCTGAATTATCAGACCCTAAACAGGCTGATTCATTCAAGGGAAGCATGATCAAAGCAGCAGAGCATTTCGGATTCTCTGCTGAAGAGGTCAGCCAGATTACTAATGCTCGAGAGATTATGATTTTAAGAGCAGCGTCAAAATGGCTTCAGCTCCAGGAAAAGGGCGACATTGTAAGGGACAAGACCAAGAAGGCTCGTAAGCCAATTAAGGCGGGAGCGAAGAAGGTTGTCACTCAAGCTGATCAACGTAGGAAGCAGCGCGACAAACTGCGTCAAAGCGGCTCTATGGAGGACGCGATGGCGATGATACTTGATCCTAATTTGAGGTAATTTGATATGGCACAGCCAACCAACACTTTCGACTCATACGATGCTACTGGCATCCGTGAAGACCTTCGCGACATTATCTACAACGTCTCACCAGAGGAAACTCCATTCCTTTCGACTTGTAAGAAGACTCGCGCAACAAACACTTATCATGAGTGGCTCCAGGACACATTGCGTGCATCTGCTGCTAACGCTCATATTGAAGGTGACGATACAACAGCGTCAGCAATGACTGCTGCAACGCGCTTGGGCAATTACACCCAAATTTTCAAAAACGCTGTAACTGTACCTGACACCGATGACGGCCTGAACAAAGCAGGGCGTGCAAAGGAGGTGGCCTACCAAACCATGAAAATTGCCAAAGAGCAAAAGTTGGACGTAGAAAAGGCATTGTTTGATAACAACGCTCGAGCTGCTGGTAACTCAACAACTGCGCGTGAACTTGCTGGTGTTCCATCATGGATCCTCACAAGCACTGACTTTGGTGCTAACGAAGGCGCTGATCCAACAGGTGACGGTACTGATGCGCGTACAGATGAGACTACAACGCTCATCGCGTTTTCACAGGCCCGCTTCGACGGGGTAATGCAGTCGATCTGGGAACAAGGTGGTAACCCAGACCGGGTCTATCTTTCAGCGTTTCAGATGAACAAGGCACTGGCGTTTACTGGTATGAACAACCAGCGCTCAACAATCGGTGCTTCTGTTGGCGGAACAAACGCTGTGATCAACGCAGTCGACGTATACGTGACTCCTTGGGGTACGGTTGAATTCGTTCCTTCACGCGAGTGTCGTTCACGCGATGTTTTCATCGTTCAATCTGATATGTGGGAAGTTGCTGAGCTTCGTCCTATGAAGAACATTGAACTTGCGAAAACTGGTGATTCGACCAAGCGTCAGATCGTGACAGAGCTGACACTGTGCGCTAAAAACGAACGTGCAAACGGTGGCGTATTCGATAACACGGTCTCTTAATTGAGGCTTTGAGAAGGGGGCGTTCGCGCCCCTTTTTCTTTAGAGGATATAAAAATGGCGAAATATATCATCACAGCAAGCGTAGCCTTTATTGAAGGCAAGAAGTATCGCAGAGGCGAGATCGCTGAAGTTACC